CACCTGTCTATGCGTTTGTCATAGACATTGTATGCGTCCCCTCGGGTGGACTCCTTGATGTCGATTTCGGTTCCGTCCGGAAAGAGGCCCCATGCAGCTGCTCCCATCTCGGCCAGCATCGCCTCGATCTGCTTTCTGTCCGATGGGTTCTGCGATGTAGTCTTTGCTATACGCATAGGCATTCCGAAGATTTCACCGAAGACATCCCAGTATGCAGCCATGTTCTTCTTTGACAGCGAATGGGGCGAACATTTCAAGAGCAGTCCGAGATCCGTGCTGTCCCCGACCTCTACGCACCAGTCTGCAATCGGCCCGGTTCTGTAGTCGATACCTTTCTTTGGGTCATCGCCCAACTGCTGGAGCAGTACGCCGAACTCAGGCACTACGTGCTTTCTTGGTACCAGCGTAACATCCGCAAATCTGCGGATTCCGTTCTCATCGGTAACAATGTCGCCAAGCTGGATAAGAGAATGACCCCAGTAGCGACTTTCGAGCGCATGATGCACGAAGTCATAGAACCACTGGCTTTCAAATATCTTCTTTGCGTCCTCATCCTCCTTGCCGTCAGCCTTGCGGATGACAAAGGATTTGAGAAGCGTCTTTCCCTCTCTCTGAGAGATACATCCTGTAAGGTGCAGATCAATGAGGGCGTCGGTATAGATGTCGTACAGGGCTGAGCGGTTTGGGTTGTCAATGCTGATTGCCTGTTGCCAAGCCCTGCGCCATTTTGCGATATCCTGCTTTGTCAGGTACTGTGTCTTCTGAGTGAGCATTGCGAGCAGGTTCTTTCGCTGCTCGGCGCTGCCGTTCCTTGCGTTCAGTTCCCTGGCAGCGAGCCGTAGCGATTCGATGGTAACCTGCGGCTCAGTATGGTTTTTCTTTGCCATTTAATCAGTGTTTGAACGGTGTTTAATAATCGTAATTCTGTCGCTTCATGGACCCGAATCTCATAGGCTGTCCTGCGTCTTCACCCTCGACGTCCTCTGCTGTGTATTGTGGAAGATCCGGGGTAAACGCCCCTTTCTGAATGTCTTTCAGACGGGCGATCGCATTCTCATACAGAATTTCGCGATTGTCGCTGGCCATGAAATGAGGCAGCCACATTCCGAGGTAATAGAGAGCTATACTGACGGTAAGCTGAACGAGCAGAGGGTTCCTGTCTTCGCCCTCTGCCTGGTAAGCCTCATCGATGTCGTATCGTGAACGCACATATCCCGCAACCTCCTCCATTGCAGTACGCTCTGCTTTCTGGCGGATTTCATCGCTGCTCTGTGTAATGACATCAAGGCTTGCGTCGCTGCATACGACGCGGTAATCTTCGGTATTCAGAAACATTCTCTACCTCGCAATAAACAGTGCCACTTTTGAGATATCGGACATCTGAGTGCCCTCTTTGAACACACCTCCCTTTCCTATGAGGTTAGAGATGTGCATCTTGCTTACACACATCGGTTTTCCTCCTATATTGAGGACCATGTGCTTGTGCCCGGTGCGTGCCTTACCGCGCTTTGCCTTGCGGATTTCCCTGTTCAGCCTGATACTGAACACTACTGCCTTGAAAAACTTTACCATTGGTTCCTTGGTGTTGTGCGCTTGCCTATGGATGGCTTGAAAGCCTCCACGCGTGTACGCTGTTGTAAAATATAGATTGCGCCCTCATCAGCATCAGGGGCGTCGTCATGCCCGCTCATTCCTTTCTCGAATGCCAGCGTCTGCTCCAGCCCGGCGTTCATATCCGGATCCTCCTCCAGCGATTTATCGTAATAGACAAAACCTCTTTCCCACAGTGGCGAGACCGCTTCGATTCGCTGGAATTTATCTGGCTTCTTTCGTTTGTCGCCTCTGATCGGAAGCTGGTACCCTCTCAGGTTGCCCTCGCGGGTGAACTCATCGAGCAGGGTGTCCTGCAGGAAGTTCGCCTCAATGAAATAATCACACACCGCATCAGCTGCGATCATCTTCTCATGAAGATCATAGAACCACCTCACCATTTCGGCCACAGAACACTGTCGTACGAATGCCCCAAGATTATGCAGCTCTGTTCCGACCTTGCCCCACAGTTTGATGGCCTTGTAGTCGTTCTTTGTCGAGCTTTTGAAAGACGGGTCGCAGTAGGCCACGAGATGATCATATCTGCTGTATGGCAGGCGCTTTTTCCACTTGATCCAATCACGACGGAAGATCGCTCCCTCTGTGATAGGGTTGTTCATCATTTCCCTTTGGAATGAGATATAACCCATGAACTGCTGCATTGCCTGGAGTTCTTCGATGGTCCATTTTTCTTTCCAAGATGGCTCGCCGTTTTTGTCTATGGCATCGACCCTGTGTGTGATCACGCCCTTTGAAGCGATGAAGTTTGCCAGAACGCTGCACTTGCCGATAAGGTTGCCGACCATGATAAAACGTCCGCGCCCTCCGTCAAGTGTTCCGAATAGTGCTTCTTTGAGCCATTTGGTGAGCCTCTTGACTCTGTCCGGGTTGTTTACAAGCTCATCATCATCCAAGTCGTCTATGACTACATAATCGGGTCTATGGCTTCGGTACCTGAGACCTCGCGGAGACTGGCCACGGCCTCGGGCAAAGAAAGCGGTTCCATCCATTGTGACAAATTCACCGTCTTGCCAGGATCCCTCATTTTTTTGCTTGCCAAAGTCTGCGATATATCGCTGGTTGAATTCAAGCTCTGCCTGAATATCACCGAGTAGCGTGTTTGCGTTGTCCTGACTCTTGCCGACCAGCACCATCACATGGAGTTCCGGGACTGCCTGGGCTTTAAGCCACAGAGGTATGAAGATATCGAAATGGGTACTCTTGGCGTGGCCACGGGCCCATTCCGCAGCATATTGCAGGTTGCGTTCCTTTCGTATGGTATTGGCTGCCTTGATATGGAAAGGAGCGCACGCTGTGTGTTTCCCGGTTACGGGGTCATCCGTATAGTGCGGGAAATAATAGTCCACGAATGCGGAATAATCGGCACGCAGTCGCTTGATGCGTGCATTCTTCTGCGCTGTGGTCTCCTGTGCTTTCAGCGCGGTACTGGTCTGTACCGTCTCACACCACTGGTTCCATTCCCGCAGAGCATCTTTCTGTTTCTTGCGTGCTGCCATATATTACTGTGCCTTGCTGCCGAGAAGTTCGAGGATATATTTATTCTGGTACTTATTGACCATCTTTCTGAACTCGGCTGTGATTTCCGGATCTGTTTCTGCCTGATATTCGAGCCAACGTCCGAATGCCATGAAGCACTCGACGAAGTCCACGACTGAGGCCTCTTTGTCAAGTTTGTTGATCGTGGCCGACAACTTGGAAAGCTGGTCAGCAATACCGCTGACAGAGCTGATGTCCTCAACTTCTCCAAGTTTCTCTGCAAGTTTATTTACCGACCTGAGGACATTATTAACGACCTCCTTTCTGGTCAGTGACTGTGCAGCTCTCTTTTCGGCCCAGCTTCCTTCCTTGACCCATCTGTTTATTGTGTTCGCAGATGTTCCGACTTTCTCGGCAATAGCGTTCTGCGGGACGCCCTGCATGTATAGAGTTTCGGCAAATTCCTTACGCTCTATGTTAATGTTCTTTCCCATTCATATTGAAGATCTCGTTTGAAAAAAGTGTTTTTGCGACGCAAAAATGCCTCTGAATCTTCGGGTTATAAAATAGAGTGTAAGGTTTTTACACTCTGTTTGTTACGGTGTCCGGATTATATCAATTTTGCGACATAAACAACGCGGAGTAGAGCAGAGGTAGCTCGTGAGGTTCATTCCCTCAAGGTCGCGGGTTCGATCCCCGCCTCCGCTACGAAAACCCCTTTTTTGCGACGCTGGCCGAGGGCGTGCCGGGACCGCAGGCGGTGCCGGCACCCCAAAAGCCTATTTATGAAAGAATGAAAGAAGCTGTAATTTCTACGCCGAGGCTCAACTGCTACGGCTCACGTGTACTGACGGAGGGAATCAACCTGGAGCAGTACAAAAAGAACCCTATCCTCTTATACATGCACACTCGTTCCGCAAGGCTTCCTATCGGAACGATAACGAACATCCGCATCGATGGTGATGTCCTCTATGGCACGCCGCAGATCGACGGAGATACTGATGAGGAGAAGATTATCGCCCAGAAATGGGAACGCGGAACGCTCCGTATGCTTTCGGCAGGGCTGGAGGTCATCGAGATATCAGAGGACCCCGCTTTACTTGTTCCCGGACAGACCAGACCAACAGTGACGAAGTCGAAGCTCAACGAGGTTTCAATCGTGGATATCGGGGCTAACGATGACGCATTGCAGTGCTGCAAGATCTACGAGAACGGCAATGTCCTCACCCTTGCCATGGATGAGGATGCAGCCTTACTCCCACTTCTTAAGAAAAATGTCGGGCCGGACGGTGAGGACGGTGGCGACGACAATACACAAACCTTAACACAATTTTCGATGAACAGAATTCTTATGACACTCGGTCTGGCGGAGGCTTCGACTGAGGAGCAGGCTGTGACTGCGATTCAGCAGTTGCAGCAGGAGAATGACACGCTGAGACTTGCGCGCATCACGGACGCAGTCCAGGTTGCCATTAACGAGCACAGGATCCCGGCAGACAAAAAGGATCATTTTGTCAATCTCGGCAAAAAGGTTGGCCTTGACGATCTGCGCGAGACCATGAATCTCTACAACCCGGTAAAGAAGCCGACAGAGGTCATCAATCCTAACGGTGGCAGCGCCCCGCTCAATCTCAAATGGGAGGAGCATACAGCAGAGCAGCTGGCGGAGATGCGCGAGAATGACCGCGAGAAATACTGTAAGCTCTACAAGGAGCATTACGGAGTAAACCCTACATTCTAAACCAATCAACGACGAATGAAAAAGTTTCTTTTTGCCCTTTTGGGGCTCATTGCAGGTGTCGCATTCAACTCGGTAGCGGGTGCGACAATCGCAGGAATTGCAGGCTTTGACCCTGCAACCGGCGCAGTGGCAGCGAACGGTATTTCCGTGGCTGCATCGGCTATCGGTAATTTTGCCCCGGCGGGGGTTATGAGGGTCGGCATCTTTGCCGAGGTGTGGACCGGCGAGCTCATCAAGGCGTTCAGGTCTGATGATGAGTCTGTGGGTTGGTATAACAGGATCCGCAGCTATGATCAGTATGTGAATAAGGATGTCATCCACTTTGTGGACCTTGGCGGAGACCCTACCATTCTTGTGAATAATAATACATACCCGCTCGAAATCGAGGACCTTCCGGATGGCGATAAGGCTGTTACCCTTGATAAGTTCCAGTCCAAGCCGACACGTATCACTGACGACGAACTTCATGCAATATCATACGATAAGATGGCTGTCGTGATCGAGAAGCACACGGAGGCGTTCAAGGAAAAGAAGTATTCCCGTGCGATCCATGCACTTGCCCCTGCTGAGAATACCGCAAAGACACCTGTTGTCCTTACAAGCGGTACTGCTGAGGATGGACGCAAGACTATGGTCAGAAAGGATATCGCGAAGCTTAAGAAAGCATTTGATAAGGCTAAGGCACCAAAGCAGGGCCGTATCCTCGTCCTCTGTGCGGATCATGTTGCAGATATGCTTGAGAATGACCAGAAGTTCGCAAACCAGTATTATGACTATCAGACAGGTAAGATCTCGAAGATTTACGGGTTCGACATCTATGAGTATGACGAATGCCCTTACTACGATGTCACTACATTGGCAAAGACTGCGTATGGATCTGTTCCTGGAGCAAACAATATGCAGTGCTCAGTAGCATTCTGCCTGGGACGTGCGATGCGTGCAGACGGCTCGACTAAGTCATACCTTAAGGATGCTGCAAGCAACCCTGAGAACCAGGAGAATCTTTTCTCTATGCGCACATACAACATCTGTCTGCCTCTTAAGGCTGAGGGATTGGGTGCAATCGTGAGCGCAAAGGCCTAAACTCGAATAGTTCGAGCAGATGAAAAAGGAGCTGAAATATCTTGTTATTCACTGCACTGCCACGCCCCAAGGTCGTGAGGTAACTTCCGATGCTATTCGGGCGTGGCACACTGCTCCTTATCCGAAAGGTAGGGGCTGGAAGCAGGTAGGATATACGGACCTTATCCATCTTGACGGAACTGTTGAAAGGCTTGTCGGTAACAATGAAGACGCGTGGGTTGATAACTGGGAGATAACCAATGGTGCCAAAGGCTACAACGGCGTCAGCAGACATATAGTGTATGCTGGTGGCCTCGATAAGCGGAAAAAGCCTAAGGACACCAGGACAGAAGCACAGCGTAAGGCTCTTGCTGAATATGTCCTGAACTTCCACAGGAAACATCCAAATGTCAGGATTATAGGACACGGTGATATTCCTGGTGTAAACAAGGCCTGTCCGTCATTTGATGTGCCGACATTCCTGAAAGAGATAGGCATAAACCAATAGGACAATGCAGACCAGCGAGATACTAAACTTTGTACTTGGTGGCGGTCTTATCGCGCTGATCATTGCCCTGTTCACGCTCCGCTCGACGGTGCTCAAAGCAAAAGCCGAAGCGGAAAAGGCTAAGGCAGAGGCAGAGACAGTAAGGCTCGACAATGCGGAGCACGCCACCAGAATACTCATAGAGGATATACTTGCCCCTCTGAGGGAGGAACTTGCCTCAGTCAGAGGGGAATTGACAACGACAAAAGATGAGCTCAGTGCAACACGGAAAGATCTTGGCTCGACCAAGCGGGAGATGGCGCGTCTGCGTAAGGCGATCGACGCTGCCAATCGTTGCGAGCATCATGATGAGTGCCCTGTCCTTATCGGGCTGCGGGACCTACCAAAAGGCTCAAAGGACGATGGCACAGATGGAGGAGAAGATCGATCTCCTCCAGCAGACACAGCTTGCGATTGAGCAGCAGCTGAATGCCATGCAGACGGATTCCATCCGGCAGGTAATGACCGAGGATGCGGTCAGTTCGCTCCGCGAGGATGAGGAGGTCGTGACAGTCACAGAGGAGTTTGATACCTCTTTGCCTGTCGATTCTACGACGGGAACGCCCCCGGTCAAGAAACGGAGTACCGAACAACGCAGACGTGCAACTCAGCAGGTGGATAGCAATACTGTCGTGAGCGATACCCGCAGCATTTCCACAGTGGAACTGGAGTGCCAGGATAATGGAACCCTTGCCACTGATACAACAGCGGACATCGAGACCGAACTGAAAACTGATGAAAGGTTTGGGATGTCCTGGATCCAGAAGACATTTTTTTATCTGGGGATTGCTGCTCTGATTTGCTTTCTGTTATGGATAGCATGGAAGATACTTAAACGATATTTGAAACCATTTTAACACAATACCAATGGCAACAAGGAAAACAACAACCAAGACGGGCAAGACTGTTCAGGATGCTTCTGCAAAGAAGATTGCAAAGGAGGTTTTTGCGGCCAATCCGGAAATGAAAGAGGTGCATATCACTTCTGACGGAACGCCGTTCTATGCCCTTTGCGATGCAAAGAACCATGCCCGCTCTCTTAAGAACAAGGCTGTCGTTACTCTGACAAAGGCACAGGCATTCGCTGCCGATGATGACACGGATAAGGATGCAGGGCAGAAGTCAGACGGATCTGCCGACAATCAGGGCGACGCAGGCGGGTCGAATACTGACGACCAGGGCAATTCAGATGGCCAGGGCTCAGATGCGAACGCAGGAGAGAACAATAAAACCGACGAATAATGCAGCAGCTTAAGATCACAAGGACGAACGGGAATATCCCTCGTTCACTGCCAGGAGAAGACCATATTTCAGGTCTCCTGTTCTACGGCAGCACATTACCTGAGGGCTTTACAGATAAGGCCCGCATTCAGGCTGTCTCTACCATAGAGACTGCTGAGAAACTGGGAATCAAGGCTGATGCTGCGGCGTGGGAAATCCGCGTCCTGCATTATATCCTCAGTTCTATATACAGCTGCAACCCGGCTATTACCCTGTATGTCGGTATCTTCAAGCCTGCAACCAGTAACCCAACATTTGCAGAGATCAAGAAGATGCAGGACTACGCAGGCGGTAAGATCCGCCAGGTTGGTGTATGGAACGGAACTGTTGAACTGTCGGCCACAGTGCTTAACAGCCTTAAGGCGGTGCACAACGCGCTGGAATCTCAGGACAGACCAATGCAGATCCTTTACGCCCCGAAAGTGCTTGACGTGACGGCTATGCCGGCAGATCTCGCAGGAGCCAACCAGTACGGTGTTTCTGTCATCATCGGACAGGACGGAGCAGGCGTAGCTGCGGAACTGTACGCAAGTGCAGATAACGCCTCCAAAGCTTCCGTTTCCGGACTCGGTGATCTTGTGGGTATATGTTCAGCAGCTGCTGTGAACGAAAGTATCGCATGGGTTGAGAAGTTCCCTACAGGAATTGCTGTTCCGGCGTTTGGCGACGGAACACTCCTGAGAGATCTTGACCGTGCTGTTATCGAGGCGCTTGATGCTTCCAGATACTTGTATTTTACCATTTATGACGGGTTTGCAGGGTCGTATTTCAATGACTCTCATACCATGGATGCTGCCACATCGGACTATGCCCATATTGAGGCCGTAAGGACGATGGATAAGGCTTGCAGGGGCGTGCGAACATACACACTCCCTAAGCTTGGCCGTCCGCTTAAGGTTGATGCCTCTACTGGTAAGCTGGCAGCCTATGTAGTGGAAGATTTAGAACTCACTGCAAACAGGGCACTTGAGGATATGGAGAAAGCCGGGGAGCTCAGCGGGTGCAAGGTAAAGATTGACCCAGAGCAGAATGTGCTTTCGTCCTCTGAGGTGGAGATGGTCATCCTTAATGTTCCGACTGGAATCATGCGCAGGGTTAGCATCAAGATCGGGTTTGCCCCAAGTGTATAACCATTAAAACAGAACGACAATGCACAACAATGGAATTCCGTTGATTAACGGTGTGGAATACGGCTGGGCTGACGTGGTACTTTGCATCAACGGCGTGCCTGTTACTGGAATCACAGCCATTTCCTACGGAGACAAACAGGATATGCAGAATATCTATGGTGCCGGGCGCCATCCTGTAGGTCGAGGTAAGGGGCGAATCACCCCGAGTGCCAAGATCGCGCTGCTCATGAGCGAGGTTGTCGCCATACAGAGTCAGAGCGTAAACGGGCGCATTCAGGATATAGCGCCTTTCGATATCACAGTGTCATATCTTCCGGCAAACGGAAAGATCGTGACTGATAAGATCCGCAACTGTCAGTTTGTCGAGAACAAGCGAGATACAAAGGAGGGCGACATGAGCATCCCTGTGGAGCTGGAACTTCTGCCTGGCTTCATCGACTGGGGCAAGTTGTCCTAATATGTTTAATCGTCGGGGCGGGTGTTTCGCCCGTCCTGACTTTTTATTTAGAGCAGATATATGAATAACAAGGAGAACACAAACAAGGTAATTAACGGCGGTGTATCAGCCGAGATGATACAGGCGTGGAAAAATCAGCATGGCAGGGTTTCAGAGATTGTCATCCCTGACGATGAGACCAAGGAGGATCATGTGGGATATTTCCGTCGTCCGGATATGAAGACAATGCACGCGGTCAGTGCATTGAGTAAGACTAACGAGGTCAAGGCAAGCGAGGTTATTTTTGACAACTGCTGGCTTGGCGGATCTGAGGCACTGAAGACTGATGCCCTCTATAAGATGGCAGCGATGCAGGCTCTTGGGTCTTTGTTCGGACGTTATCTGGGAACGCTAAAAAACTTGTAGAGGCACACCACCTGTCGGACGAAGATGAAGACGGGGAAATCGCAAAAGGGTGTGCCCTCATCAGAGCGAATTTCGGGATAGACCCGGACACACTATCGGATGAACAGTGGGCGATGATGTTTCAGGAAGCGGCATGGCTTGAACGCACGAGGCTTGTGAATCTCGCAAAGATACTTTCGAGGTTATTTAGTCCGCAGAACGGTTAGGACTCATGCTTGCGGAACCATTCCGGCCATACAGCGTATGCAATGACGGAAATGATACCGATCGTATAGAGTATGCCTAAAATCGTGCCTAACATGGTGATTGATGTTTTCGCAAATATAATCATTTTTTATCAAACGACACACAATGAGCAATTATACTTTCAATTATGCGTTTAACATTACAGGAAACTGTAGTGCTGCTGTCGTTGATATCGCGGAAAATGTCGATGAACTGAACAGGAAGATTAAGGATTCCACTTCCGGAATTGAAATCTTCCAGAACAAGCTTTTCCAGTTTAACCAGGCGACCCAGTATATTGAAAATCTCAATCAGACATTTCAAAACACGATTGCCCCAGGAGCAACTCTCAATGCTTCTTTGGCTGACCTTTCAGCCATTTCGGGCGTCACGGGTGAGGCTCTTGCGGATATTGAAAGCAAGGCGAGGGCTACAGCAAAAGAGTTCGGCGGTTCCGCTGCTCAGGCGGTGGAATCATATAAGCTGCTTCTGTCGCAGTTGTCGCCGGAACTTGCTAAGACCCCCGCTGCGATGCAGGAAATGGGCCGTAACATTGCGATCCTGAGCAAGACGATGGGTGGCGATGCTACGGCTGCTGCTACTGTTCTGACTACCGCCATGAACCAGTACGGCATTTCGCTTGATGATCCTATGGAGGCAAGCCGGAAGATGGCCGAAATGATGAACATCATGGCAGCTGCCGGAAAGGAGGGATCTGCGGAGCTTCCGACAATCCAGGTGGCCCTGCAACAGTGCGGTATGATGGCTAAGTCTGCGGGAGTCTCATTTGCGGAGACAAACGCAGCCATACAGGTGCTTGATAAGGCCGGAAAGAAAGGCGCGGAGGGCGGTGTCGCATTGCGAAACGTGATGTCGATTCTCGCTCAGGGCCGTTTCTTGCCAAAGGATGTCAAGGAGGAACTGACTGCTGCCGGGGTCGATATAAACCTGCTCACCGATAAGACCAAGAGCTTGACTGAACGACTGAGGCCATTGCAGGCGGTAATGTCTGACAGTGCGCTCTTTACGAAACTATTCGGACGCGAGAACTCAGCAGCAGCCACGGCCCTTGTTCAGGGCATAGACCAGGTTGATGCCTGGACTGATGCGATCACCGGAACGAATACCGCCGTTGAGCAGAGCGAGATTATTATGGAGACCTATAATGAACGCCTTTCGAGGATCCAGGCCAGGTTTGATGACATAAAGATCTCCGTCTTTAATGCTACGGGGGACTTTGGTATATGGGTGTCTGTAATATCGCAGTCCCTTATCCCTGTGGCCCAACTGATACCCCTGATAAATCTGGTAGCTACCGGCATGAGAGGCCTGGCTGCAACCAAGGCATGGGTGACACTTGGGATGTTCAACGGTTATCTATCCGTCGGCAAAGTGCAGTCATTGGGTTTTGCAAGGAATATCTTGCAGGCTACCATAGCGACGGCAAGGTTTGCGACTGTCGGGCTCATGCAGGGCATCAAGGCGTTGGGGTCGTATGTCCTTTCCCTTGTTACAGGTGGGACCGCATCGGCAACATTCTCAACCATTGCGACTACAAGCTTCGCGGCTTTCAAGGTATCTGCTGTTACCGCTTGCAAGGCTGTAGGAGTCGCCATAAAGGGCATTCCTGTGATTGGTTGGATAATCGCTATAGTGGCAGCGATAGGCTCTCTATTCGCTTATTTCTGGCGAACATCAGCGAAGTTTAGGGGTGTAATGAAAGGCATCGGGGCTTTCTTTGTAGCGGTATTCAAAGGCCTATGGGACACAGCGAAAGAGGTTATCAGCAAGGTTGGGGATGCGTTGGAGTCTGTGTTTAAGTTGGATTTTAGCGGAGCAAAAAAAGCTCTTAATGGCATTGGGGCTGCTTTTCGCGATTATGGAAAAGCGGCAGCAAACGCATTCCAAGAGGCATACCAGTCCGAGGTGCAGGCAGCTGAGAAAAAAGCGCAGGGGAATAAGGATTCTGCTGTCTCTGAATTGCAGGCAATCGGTGATGATGTGAATGGCTTGCCAGCTGGCCCTGATCCAAGCCCAATCGCCGGCACCCTTGGCGGAATCGGTGGAGGTGCAGAGAAAGCCGAT